CTGGTTCTATTGTCAATACCGACAAAAGTAACTACAATAACTATATGAAAGTGAAACGGTTGAAACAGACGGAAAAGGAGGAACTCGATACAATTAAGGCTGACATAGAAGAAATCAAATCCTTACTACGGGAGCTTACTAATGGATCCAGATCAAATTGAATTGACAAATCTTTCAAAAAGTTTTGCCTATCAAAAAATAGCAAATGAATTAGATAATTGTGATAGTGTTTCTGTGATGAGAGATATTGCAAAATCTTACGCAAAACTTTATTTGAAGCAGCAAGAAGTAGTTGCTGGACTAGGACTTGAAGGAATATAAATATTTCTACAATCCTGAACTGTATATAAATGGCTGAAATTAAAGTCAGAGTAGGAGCGAAACCAGCAACAAAAGTTATTTCTTCACTTGCTGGTGCTCAAGGTCTGTCTTTGGCTGAGCTGAGTGATGTTAATGCCAGTACTCTATCAAATGGCATGGTTCTTGTATATAACAGCAGCACAAAGAAATGGGATGCGACGCTGACGCTCACCCCAGGTGCGACGCAGAATTTAGACATCAACGGAGGAAGCTTCTAAAATGGCAAGTATTATTAGGATCAAAAGATCCTCAGGCACTTCTAAACCATCAAGCCTGCAGTGGGGTGAATTTGGATATGTAACTGGTATTGGTAGTTATGGAGGAACTAATCAATACAAGGATAGAATTTTCTTAGGAGATGATGGTACTAATGCCAATCCAATAGGTGGATTTTATTACACCTCAATGATGGAGCACACCCCAGGTGCTATCCAGGGTGTTCAAAATACAAGAAATTCAGATAATGGTGTTGTTGCTGTTCTTGCTCCATCATCAAATAGTGGTTTAGGTGGAGCAGATTCACTTAAAGTTGATCAGTGGAACGTAGATAATATAAGAATTGATGGAAACGTAATTTCATCAACAGACACTGATGGTGATATTGACCTCGATCCTAATGGTTCTGGTGAGGTTCACATCCCAGACGATACATTCCTGTCGTTTGGTAATGATAAGGATGCAAAAATTGAATATGATGAAGACGGTGTTAATCAGTTAACCTTTACTGGTGCTGATATAAGAATCAACATTACAACAGAGTCTGATACTATAGATACTGGTGCTCTGATTGTTGAGGGTGGTGTTGGTATTGAAAAGAACCTCAATGTTGGTGGAAATATCAATGTTACTGGTGGTTCTGTTATTGATGACATCAAAATTCAAGATAATGTTATATCTTCACTTTCTGGTAGTAGCGATACTTTATACTTAGATCCATATCCTGATGGATTAAGCAATGAAGGTACTGTTATTATTAAAGGTAGTCTTCAAGTTGATGGTACAACAACATCGATTAATTCTACAACATCAACACTAAATGATCCAATTTTTCACATTGGTGATTTAACTAGTGAAAGAACCGTAATGACAACGGTTGTTTCTGGTGTTAGTACTATCAGATTAGATTCTGTTGTTGGTATCAATACTGGTGATATTGTATCTGGTAATGCAGGTCTGAATGCAGGTGCTGCAAATACGGTTTCATCATATGATACTGCAAATAAGATTATTACTCTGCAGGATGCCACTATTTCTGGTATTGCAACTGCAACTCAATTAACTATTACTCATGCATTTGATACTAATACCGATAGAGGTATTTCTTTTGCATATAATGACAGTCAATCACAAGTTGGTGGTGGAACCACTGGCAATAAGACTGGTTTCTTTGGATATATCGACCAAGGAAATGTTGGAAGTGCAGCAACAAACAGATCTTGGACTTATATTCCAGAAGCAACTATTGCAAATAGTCTTGTAAGTGGAACAAGAGGATACTTAGATATCAAAGGTATCTACTACCAGACCGGTGATTTTAATCACAATGGAATGGTTTATTTTGACGTTGATGGTTTGCAAACCTCAACGGGTGCTCCATCATCACCTGTAAATTCTTCGAAACAGGTAATGACTGCAGTAACAAAGAGAGTACTCAATCTTCCTAGCAACGTTACTTTAGCAAAAGGTGATATTGTTAAGCAAGATACTTCAGATGCTTATGGTGTGGTTGAGAGTGCTGTAAGCAATGCTGCAGTGGTTTCACTTGTTGGTGTTGAAGGTACTTTCAATACGTCAAATAATTTGAGAAAAGAAGGTGAAAATGGATCTATATCCAACTTATCCATATCCCCTGATAGTATTGGTGTAATATATACTGATAGACCACAGTGGACTGACACTCTCGATGGAGGTACTTTCTGATAATATGGAAAATCAAGGTGAAGTGGATGTAAATGTTCTTGTTAAACTTTATAATTCAAAATTAGCAGCATTAACAAATCAAAATGTTTTACTTGAGGCAAAACTAACTACTTTGTCTCAAGACTTTCGTGAAAAATATGAAGAATTGAAGCAAGAAAATGCTGAATTAAAATCAAAGTTAGAAGTCCAGGAGTAATATGGCAAAACCATCAACTAGACAAGGTTTAATTGACTATTGCTTACGTCAACTTGGTGCTCCCGTTTTAGAAATTAACGTGGATGATGATCAAATTGATGATCTAGTTGATGACGCCATTCAATATTTCAACGAACGTCACTATGACGGTGTTGAAAAGATGTATTTAAAATATCAAATAACACAAGATGATGTAGACCGTGGTCAAGCAAAAGGTACTACTGGTGTTGGTATTGTAACTACTACGGCAACATCCACATCAATCAGTGGATATGGTACTACAACATCAAGTTTTTACGAAACATCCAATTTTATTCAAGTACCAGACTCTGTTATTGGTATTGAAAGAATATTTAAGTTTGATACTAATAGCATTTCTGGTGGAATGTTTAGTATCAAGTATCAACTTTTCCTGAATGACTTATATTATTTCAACTCAGTTGAACTCTTACAATATGCAATGACAAAGAGTTATCTTGAAGATATTGATTTCTTATTGACTCCAGATAAACAGATTAGATTTAATAAGAGACAAGATAGATTATATCTTGATATTGATTGGGGTTCTCAAGAAGTAGGTGAGTTTATGATTTTGGAGTGCTATAGAGCGTTAGATCCAGAATCATTTACTCAAATTTATAATGACAGTTGGATGAAACAATATCTTACTGCACTCATCAAGAGACAGTGGGGAAGAAATCTCAGTAAGTTTAGGGGAGTAAAACTTCCTGGTGGAATTGAATTAAACGGAGGAGAAATTCTTCAACAAGCAGAATCCGAATTGTCAGATATCAAAGCAAGAATGATGTCTGAATATGAATTACCACCCTTAGACTTTATTGGATAATGGCTCTTAATCCCTTTTTTCTCCAAGGTACACAGTCTGAGCAGAGACTTGTTCAAGATATAATTAATGAGCACCTGAGATTTCACGGTGTAGAAGTAACGTATATTCCAAGAAAATTTGTAAATAAGAAGACTGTAATTGAAGAAGTACAGTCTTCTAAGTTTGATGATAATTTTGCAATTGAAGCATATGTTAACACATATGATGGATATGGTGGTGCAGGAGATATCTTAACAAAGTTTGGTGTAAGTATAAGAGATGAATTAATACTTACAATTTCAAAGGAAAGATTTGAAGATTTTATTGCTCCATTTATGGCAGGTATTGATGATGGAACAGAAGATAGTGAATTACCAACACCAACAAGACCTAGAGAAGGTGATTTAGTTTATTTTCCTTTAGGTCAAAGATTATTTGAAGTAAAGTTTGTAGAACATGAAGATCCATTTTTCCAATTAGGAAAGAATTATGTTTATCAATTGAAGTGTGAACTCTTTGAATATGAAGATGAAGTCATTGATACAACAATTCCTGAAATTGACACTCAAATTCAAGATGAGGGTATTCTGTCCACCCTTAAATTAATTGGTGTTGGTAAAACTGCTAGTGCAGTTGCTATCATACAAGGAACGGAAACTAGTGGATATGTTAGAGAAATATTCTTAAATAATGATGGT